TTTTTGCTTGTCATTTGCATAACTTAATTGTGTTGCTTCGTAAGCCATTTTAGGCAAGTTGTAATTAAAATTACCCATATACCTTAAACCATAGTTAGCATATTCTTTGTCAGAATCTAAACCGATAGCATTAGGCCCTTCATTTAATTCATATACAGATTTAGAAGCTGCTATCCAATCAGGATTGCTAACAATGTTTTCTTCGGTAAGTGTGTTTTCTTGCTTAGATATTAAATCTAAAAAATCTTGCTTGGCTGGTTGTGTTTCAGACCTAATACTGTACGTTTGTCCATCTTTGGTATAGGTGTATGTTGTCATTTATCATCTATAAAAAAATTATTCATTATATGAGTCTGTTAAATCTACAACCTGATTATTACCAAACTGACCTTTAAGTAATTCTTGAATAAGATTAAATTGATTGCTTTTCTCAATAGAATCTTTGTAAATTCCATATTTAAGTGGTTGTTCTTTTTCTAATTTAGCAACTCTTTCTTCAAAACTTCCCTCATAACCTTCTAAGGTTTTTAAAACATCTAATTCCATAAGTTTTAATTGTTCTGAAGCACTTGGCGGTTTTCTTTCTCTAAATTGTTCTGCTGCATAAACTTGTGGAAACATTTGAGCTAAGACTCTCATATTAGGTGACAAATCTACACCTAAAGATTTAATAAGTTCTTCTTGTTCAAGAGCTTTTTGTCTTTGTCTTGCTATTTCTGCTTCTTTTAATTTAGCCTGCCTTCTTCCCATAGATCGACCAAGAATATCTTTACCAGCAAAAGCATCACTTAATATAAATAACATTTCACCTATACCCTTCATACGAGCATTTGCTCTATCTTTATTATATTGAGTTAATTCTGGTGCTGTTAAAAGTCTTAATTCTTCTTCGTTTTTTGTATCAAAACCGCCTAATCTAGCCATGCTGTTAAAAGATGGTCGAACTGGATCTACTAAATCCAATAAACTAAACCCAGCATCAGCTTCAACTGGAGTAGGAAAACTTTCACTATTATTTTTACCTATAGCCATAATTAACCTATAACATCATAATTAACTGAGTAATATCCATCATCATCTAAATTAACAGCTCCAGGTATGTGCATAACTTCTTGAGCCATAACACCTACAGTTCTTGGGTTGTTTAAATGTACACCGATAGATTTTGCTAATTTATTCCATGTCCAAGAATAAATATTTATTCCGTTAAAAGAGCCTAATTTTTTAATATTGGTTTTTAATCTTTTGTCTGATTTATTGCCACCGCTACCGCCACCGCCAAAAGCTCCCCCACTAGCAGCAGCTCCAAACATAGCTGCACCAGTAGCTAAAATATCACCCAAGCCAGTTTCTTTTTTGCCTATTTGACCAATAACCGCAGGAGATATTTGTCCTGAAGCTGCTTGTAAAATTCCTAGCTGGCGTAATGGCTGGTCGATTTGTCTTTCAAACTCACCTCGTTGTGCTTGTATTCTAGCTTGTTCTAGTGCTTGTTGTTGTCCACCGATACCAGATAATAAACCAAGCGTACGATATTGTTCGCCTAACTCACCACCTAATAAACCAGCTTGTTGTTGTCTAGCTCTTAGTTCTAATTCTGCTTGATTAATTGCTGTTTGTTGCCTACGAGCTGCATCTCTTTCAGCCATACCTAACGCTTGACCAAACCCTGCTGAACGTAAGCCAGCGATTGTTTGTGCTGCTTCTTCAGCAAATGGTCTAGTAGCTTCTGATTCTATTAAAGCAGAACGACTACCACCAAACGCACCAGCTTTAATTGCTCTGGATTGCGCTTGTTGTTGCGCTATGTCTTGTCGTCTTTGAATGTCTGCTAATGCAGGCTCTAAAACTTGTTCCGTGTAAGGATCTTGATAGCGAGCTATGTCGGTATCTAGTAAAGATGCTGCTTGCAAAGTAGGCGTACCTTGTCTTGCCAAAGCAGCTAAGTTACTTCTAGGATCAAGAGCCATAGCTTGACCAAATAATCCTCTAGTTGCTTGCATAGCTTGTGCTTGGTCTGGTGTTAAACCAGCAACCATTTCGCCTGTGTATGGTTGAAATCCCATGCTAGAAGCTTCTAATCCTTGCCTAGATGCTTCTGTATAAAGATCTTGTAGATAATCAGGTACTATTGCTTCTTGTGTTGTTGCGCCTTTAGCCATTGTTGTTTCTCATAATTCTTTTCTAATCATATATTCTCGTTCAAAACCGAGATGTTCTAATTTGCGAAGCCAACCTTTACGACCACCACCATATAATCTTTTTATGCCAATGGCTTTAGCAAAAGTTTCAATAGAAGCTAATATATCTTCTAGTTCTTCGTATTTGCCACCACAAAATAATAAATTCATTACTTTGTGCTGTGGATAAGTAACAATTTCAGTTATAAAGGCTGATTCTTTACCTGGCCACAAATGGAAAAATCCATGTCTTATTTTATCTTTTACATCGTCTATTGTATAGGCATCTTGATGTTTTAATGCAGGCTCAATAAATTGCTTGCAATAATCCCATTGCAGTTCCCAATCTTCTTTTTTAATCACCCTTTGCATATTCAATAATACTAATAACCAAATCTATATTTGCATGATTAACTTGCGCTTTGACAATCTCACCTTGCGTTAAAATAAGACCTGCATTGACTACTAATTCTTCTGTGCCATGTGCAGCTATATTATGTTGTTTAAATATAAAAAACTCGTTAGAGCTGGTATCAGTTATTGATATGTCTAAATTGGTTTGTTGGTTGCCGTGATCGCAAGCAAATATGCCTTCTATTACAGCAAAGGTAAAATCATCACCGCTTGGTGCAGTATAAATAGTTTGCTGTGTAGTAGCTGCAAAAGAGTATTTTAAGTTTGTTGCTCTTTGGATATATTGCGGTTTAGCATCAAAATCCATTATCTACGACCTCTAGGTTGTACATCCAATCTAATCTTGCCAACTTGAAAGTCTTGCGTAACATCGCCTTCTATTTTCATTTGCACTTGTCTAGCAGAAAATCTAGCATCGGTATAACCATCAGCGTTAAAAGAAAAACTACCAAAGTCTGTTTCTGCACCTAATGGTGTAAAACGACCAGTAAAACTTAAAGTTATTGCTGGCAAACTTGTAGTTTCTTCGTCAGGTAAGATTTGATTTACTTGAGCCACTTTGTCGCCATTACTTATTTCCAATGGGCCTGTAAGACAAAAAGGTTTTCTTGTGCCTAATCCTGGTGAATTAAACAAAGCTCTTTTATCATGTTCATAAACAAAACCACCAGAATCACAAGCGATTGGATTATCAAAGACACCTTGATCTATCCAGCAACCTCTATCGAGTTCACCAATAGACCACACATTATCTAAGTAATTCCAAATAATATATTTGTTTGGTGATAGTTGGTCTGTATCACCAACAGGAAAAAACCACCAAATCTCATTGTAATCAATGTTATGTGCGCCAAAGGTAGCTTGTTGCGTTCTTTGTTGTAAGTTATCAAAGATAAAATCATGGACATCTGATTTAAGTTCTCTAACTCTGCCATCGTAAGTAAAGAAAGAGTTTTCACTTATCCAGGATAAAAAGTTACCAGAAGATATAATTGATCTTGGACTGATTGCTTTGCAATTTACCCCAGCATCTTGTATGCCATAAACAAAAGGACTACCAACGTAGTACATCTTGTTTATACCAACATCGGTAAAAATAATAATATCGTTACCATACTTGACTGCGTAATTAGCTTGACCACCAGTAGGTATTTGTAAATCGCCTGCTGTATTTCTAGCGGAAGATGTCCAAGTGGTATTATCTTCTCTATCAGACCAGGCTATCTTACGAGGATCGCCACCAGAACCGATTGCTACTAAATGTCTTTCATTAGTAACGATAACTGCTTGACAGCCGATTGGTGCATTGGTTACTGCGGTAGCTATGGTATCTGGACTACCACTACCAGCATCAGGTCGCCATTGATATATCTTGCCATCACCTGCAAAACAAAAAATTAAATGTTCTCCCCAGTTATCAAAAGAAAAACTTTTGGTATCAAATTGTATGCCTGATTGACTTCTCGCATCTCCCCAATCTTCTACGCCATAGTGATATGCGCCATAACCAGTTGAGGTAATAACATCATCACCAACAAAACCAGCAGGCGTTATGTCATACCAAGTACCATTATAAAAAATATTTACTCCAGCTCTAGTACCAATAGCTAAGACTTCTTCGCCATCATTGGTTTTGTAAGAATACATACCTATTGGAACTGCTGGTTGAATAACTCTTGAAGCAGATGAAGTTGCAGCAGATGTGCCAGTACCAGTTGTAGCGACAGTAAATGTCGTGGTCGAAGGTACAGTTGCTACTGTAAAAGTTGTGTTTATTTGATTGGCAGTAATACCACCTGTAGCTGCAAAATCTTCTAAGACTACTGTATCGCCAACAAGTAAGTTATGCACAGCAGTTGTAGTTACAGTTATGTTTGCGCTTGATGAAGCAGTTGTAACTGTGCTACTAAAAAATGTACCAATTGGATTTTGTCTAAAAAATGTCCAGCCACCCAAAGGTTTTAGATAACCATTTTCAAAACGTACTAAATCACCATCGACAAAACGACCTTTATTGGCATAGTCTGTGCCATTCTTTATTATTCCTGCTGGGGGTGTTATTTGTACTAACGCCATGACTTATCTCTAAAGTTAAGCCGTTCTTTTCCACATATAAACGACTATATAAGGTTGTAAGTTATTGTGAGCTGCTCCACTACCAGTATTGCTTGTAGTTTTTTCACTTCCTAAATCAGCTCCAGTTCCAGGATTATCTACATCAAATGCTTGTGAAAAACTACCAGAAGCGCCAGAAGGAAAAATACCACCATGCGAGTGAGCTGGTAGTTCGCTTGTTGTAAGTGTATGAGTTTTAGCACCACCTGTTTCTTCGACAGAATTAAAATCTGAATCAGCAGAATTTAAACCAACTAATACTCGACCAGCACCAAAACTTACCCATGTACCAAAGCCTAATAATGTTGCTGGATTAGTAGAAACACTAGCATTTATATAAATTGATCCTACTGGATAAACACCAGCTAAAACATTTGTGCCATTTATTTGTACTTCTCCGCCTGTAGTATTGATGTTTCCAGAAGTAGTTACAGTAGTTGCGGTTAAAGCAGTTGCACTTAAAGTTGTTGCTGCAACTGTACTAGCAGAACTAGCACCAATCGCTGTGCCATCTATTGCACCACCATTAATATCTACTGTAGTTAAAGTAGAAGTACCAGCACAAGCAATACTAGCTAATGTTGCTGTGCTAGAAGAACTAAGCGTAGTGAAAGCTCCTGTAGAAGCCGTGCTTGCACCAATCGTGGTGTTGTCAATCGCACCACCCTCACAATCAATCGTGCCATTTACGTCTAAAGTACCACCAACTGTAAGAGTTTTGCCAGATCCTACGTTCAGGCCTACTGACGTACCATTACCAGCACCATTAAAAATACCATCGACAGCATCAAGATTTGTATTGATCTTGCCACCCCACGTATTCGTACTTGCGCCTACTTCTGGTTTAACTAATGATAAATTGGTCGTATTTGTATCTGCCATAATTAGAAATTATATATTATTTTAACCACCTATAGTTTTTGTTTGTACTACAGGATTTACTAATTCGTCAATCTGAGCATCAAGATTAGATTTCATTTCTGCAACCTTATCTGCACCCATAGCTGCTTCAACCCAACCTTGTACATCACTTGCAGTTAAATCTGCAAAAGCAGTAAAGTCTGATAAGTCAGAAGTATCTAAAGATTGCGTACCATATACTGAAGCAGTAGCAGGTACATCATTACCTTCTGAATCTTTAACAGTATTAGTATCATCAGTTCCAATAATTCTCCAATGTACGTT